CTATCACATTCCTTCGTCAGTTCAGTGACATGCTGTCTGGACAATATAGCGACCTAAGTATCACTACCAAGTGGGATGGTGCTCCTGCAGTTATTTGTGGCACTGATCCTGTTACTGGTCGTTTCTTTGTTGGTACTAAGTCTGTATTCAATAAAGTCAATCCTAAGATTTGCTTTGATGATACTGATGTTGACCGATTCTACAATGGTCAACTTGCTAAGAAACTAAAAGATTGCCTGCAGTATCTGCCACAGGTTAATATTACTGGTATTGTTCAAGGTGACTTACTATACACTGCCGAAGATAAGAGAAGCGGTATTGTCGGTGGAAACAGAGTTATTTGTTTCACTCCTAATACTATTACTTACGCTATTGATCGTAATTCCAAGACGGGCAATGTCGTTCATCTCACAAAGATGGGCATCGTCTTTCACACAGTTTACAAGGGCGATAGTCTTGCAACTGCACAAGTTGTACCGCAAAAACAAGCACCTAAGTATTCTTCTACTCAAGATGTTTTTGTTGCCAGTGCGAATTTTAATGATGCCACTGGTGCTACTCTATTTGATCAAGGAGATCTCTATACTTTCAATGCACAAATCAACAAGGCACAAGGAGCACTGAAGCAGTGTTCTAAGTTTCTTGATATCATCCAAACTGAGGGTAAGTCACAGTTTATGATGAGTATGCTGCTCAAGCGTTTCTTCAATCAGCGTATTCGTGCAGGCCGTGGTGTTATGAACGCCCGCAAGATTGTTATCGAGTTTGCAAAGTTCTATGAGCAGACTGTTGATACTGAGAAAGCAAAGAAGAAAACTGTTGCTACTCAGAAAAAGTATGATGAGATGAAGAAACTCGGTCTCAAGTTCATCAGTAAGTATCAGTCACAGTTATATTTCTTGATTGCTGCATATATTTCTATCCGTACTGCTAAGAAGATGGTCATCAACCAACTTAACAAGGTTGGCACCGTCAAGACATTTATCGGTCGTGTTCCCACATCACCTGAGGGTTATGTTGTTCACAATGACAGTTCAATGATGAAGTTTGTTGACGATGAGTTTCGTCTTGCTAACATCACGGTTGACAAGGCATGGGCAACCAAGTAGACTAACTTTGTCGAAGTTCACCACAATTGTAGCTATGAGTTCAATGAAGTTTGCTGTTGAATGGAAGCGCCAAAAGAACAAAGGTTATTCATCATCACAAAGAGCAGTTTTCTTTGAGGATAAGGATGTTCTCTGGTGGATTGATGAGTTAAAAAAACAAGGAATTGAGGAGTATGATATTTTTCCTGTAATGAACTAAATAACGACGATAGTATATTTCTAAAAGCATGGGAAGGAAAATTGCTGTGATCGGTGCTGGTGCTGACGCTGTTGCTACGGTTGCACAACTTATTTCTGCCAGAGACATGCAAGATAGCAATTGGCAAGATGATGAAATTACATGGATACGGGATTGCTCGCATAAAGTTGACAACTTCGGGGTGCAAGTCAATTCACTTTGGCTTACTGTTATTTCTACGAACACCACAATTAGTACACTCGACTTTCATAAGAGATTTGATGCAACTCAAAAACTTGGATTAAAGTTTATTGGGTTTGGTAATCGTACTGATAAAAACTTCTTTGTCATGTTCGATCCCACTGAAGTATCCATGCATATTGATGAGGGTAAGTTTGTTGAATTCTATTGGGATAATGTCAAAAATCAACATTACAAACTCAATCAAGTTGATAAGCGAGTAGAATCACTCACATTTGAGGATAAGAAAGCATATATTGATGGAGAAGAATTTGACTTCGTAATTGATTGTGTGCGTGGCGGATTGTTTGATAAAGATGCATACAAGGATGCGTTATTTAATCCAACTGATACTAAATTAACAGTTAATCGTAAGATCCCTGGTGATTGGGATTACACTGCATATATTGCAACTGAGCATGGATATCTGACTGGTATTCCTACACAAGATGCACAGACTTGGGTCTATTCATATGACAGTGACATGACAACTGAGGAGGAAGCAGTAGAAGATTTCAATGCACATTGTGCTGTCAAGAAACACTGTTCTTACAAAAAGTTAGAGTCAGATCATAAAACATCTGAGTATTGTATTCATGAGAATAGATTATATGCTAGATGTGGACGCGCATTAGGTCTTAATGATGATCTAACTGGGTTTAATAATTATATTGAGACTGATATTGGTGAGGCACTGGGTGAGTTTATCTTTGGTGATAATGATAGGCCCTGTAATAATTTGCAGCGTCTTGAAGTAGAAGATAGGTGGAGAGATGCACAGATTGATCAAGGATCACTGATGTCATTCTATATGCAGTTTGGTACAAAGTACCGTCAATCTGACTTTTGGATTTCTACTAGAGACAAAGCATGTAGACTACTTGAAGATAAGTATTTGCACTCAACTGAGCGTAGAGAAGTATATGAGAAGTTGGAAACTATTCCTGATGAAGAGAACATTAGACTCGATTATTTCAGACATCAAGCAGAAGCAGATGATAAATTCTTCTTGCGTCAGAGAATGACAGACGAGTCAGATGAACCATATAGAATGATTGGACCTTATCAAAGTTTCTGTCAAGCAGTATATGGACTTGGCGCACCTTATGCATCTCAATTCCCTTTAATGTCACCATTATGGGAACCTAGTGAGAAAGGTGGTGAGATTGTATTAGATTCACTGATGGATGGACACTTCAAGAAGCGTCCTAAGAAGAAGTGATTCGTCTGTTTCGTTCGCTATAATATGAACAACAACAGATCACGCATGAACGCAACTGAAGCAGGACGAATCGCCAAGGCTGAGGGTCATGCATTTGAGCATGATTTGCCATCCTATTTGAATGAATGGTTCGGTGGTGATCATGTTGTTGATGGTCGTCCACAGACTAAAGTTGACATCTATGACAATGAGACTGCTAATGCATACTCTGTCAAGAATGTAAGCAAAAACCACACACAAGTGGCGTTACTATCGTCACGCAAGTTCATTGAATACTTCGACCTTAAGGACACTTTTTGTGCTACTTTTATCCGTATGTTCTTTGGTGTTCCTAACAATCTCGGTCAGTCTCTGGTTCATCTTAAGCATAAAGATCTCCCTCTGAGTGACGCTGAGAGACGCCAAAACCGCGTTTACGCTAACAACATCCCGCAACTGATTAAAGACGCCTTCATGGACTTCATGAACGCCAATAAGTCGATCATATTTGATATCATTGTGCGTAAGGGTTTGGATGACAACGCCACGCCCGTTAATTATATGATTTGGAACAATAAAAAGACTGGTGCAATGAAGATCATTGACATTGATTGTCTTGCTGATAAAATTAATGGTGGTGAGTGGAAACTTAACAACACAACGCTAGAGTTTCGCACTGCTGATAATGACAAACTGTTTCATTTGCAGATGAAAGGATCTGGCAAAAAATACAATTCTGGTTATCATGGAATGATGTTCCACATTTATCAATAATGGAAAAAATCACACCCCAAACATATATCGATATGAATGAGGAATTTATCAGAGAGGGCACAATGGTAAGGATTGAAGTTCCTACACAGGAACAAATTAATTCACGGAAAGATCGTATTGATCCAGATATGCATAAAAGAACTGTAGAACCTAAAGATATGGTTCAGGAAATGTGGGATGCAATTGGAGGAAGACCTAATGACTGAAGATTGGAGAGAGGCAACTAATCAGGTTATTGCAAACAATTTAGTAGATAGCATTGGCAAACTATTAAATGCAAAGAGCGTTAGATATTTCAGTTGTTCTGACTTACATAGTGAGCACAAGAAAATTGAAATAATTTATGATCACAAGCAAAAGAACAATGGCAAAGAATTATGAGGGTCCACTATATGCACCATGGAGTGCTGTGGTGAAGGGTAGAGGATTTGATCCAATAGAGCGTAGAAAGTATGAATTTGGTGGATTAGAAAGATCCTCTCCTAATATTGCGCGTCTTATCAGTGAATTAGAAGGATCATATCATCTGCTTAAATGTCTTGGTTTTAAGGAAGATATGGACCTCATTCAATCCATAAAAGGAAAGTATTATAAACTATACTTTGGCGCTGTTAAATCAGAAAAACATGACTAGAGAGAATGAAGTTGCCTGGGCCTTACACACTGCGGCAAAACTGTTGGGGGAAGATTATACTATTCAAGAAAAGACTGTCACCACACGCACCACAATCCATGATGAGGTTGTGATAGAATACAACCATCGAAAAAAGGAAGATGACGCAACTGATTCAACCCAGTGACCCCAATTATTTCACATGCACATCACCTGAACCATATGATAGGCATAACTATAGAGTTGTGATGTCAGATAATCAACATGTTGATGTTGATTCATGGGATATTGCACAATCAATATGGTTTCAACATCCTGCACGGTTTCTCTCACATATCGAGGTATTAGACAAGAATGACTGACGAAGCACAAATGTGGAAAGAGAGATATGAATCTCTCAAAAGATGGGTAGAAAATAATATGGATCAAAAAACAGAGTGGGAGCACCCGTGGTGGAGGACAGTTGGCAAAGCGTCTGAAGGGCATGTGCGGAAGGATATGGATCTGCTATAATTACAGAGTAATCGAAAGAGACCTGATGCAACTCCGACCCCACCAGCAACGCGCATTGACTGCTATTGCTGATACTAACAAGGGTTGCGTCTATGTTCCTACAGGTGGCGGCAAAACTGTCATCATGATGGAAGATTGTGTGCGTCGTCTCGATGCTGCTATTGATGCTCAAACTGTCGTTATTGTTGCTCCTCGTATTCTATTAGCCTCGCAACTTTCTAGCGAGTTTATGCAGTATTTGCAGAATCGTGACGGTTACGAGTACAACAACAATTTCACTGTGATGCATGTTCACAGTGGTGAGACTGAGCATTTCAAGACTACTAAAGTCGCTGAGATTCAGCGTCATAATGATGTTTGCATGCATGTATGTGTACATCAACTGATCTTCACTACTTACAACAGTCTTCACAAGATTGTTGATTCTGGCATCAATGTTGATGTTTTATATTGTGACGAGGCACACAATGCAGTACAAAAGAATCACTTTGTCGGTGTTGCTGCAACATCCATGGTTGCATCTAATGCTTATTTCTTCACTGCCACACCAAAGTACAATCGCAATCCTTTTGCTAACGGCATGAACAATAAGGTTGTGTTTGGTGATACTCTTGAGACTGTTCCTGCTCCAGAACTTGTCAACAATGGCAGCATCATTCCTCCTGAGTTAGTTGTGCATGAGACAGAACTTATTCGTAACAAGCACAACGCACATGACATCGATCGTGAGATGGTGCTAGACATCATTGACGAACTTGATGAAGAACAATCAGCAAAGATTCTAGTTGCTGCTCCTAATACTCGTGTTCTGTGGGCAATGCTATCGCGTACAGACATTCTCGATAGTCTCAACGCTATGGGTTATGATATCTTGCATATCACATCCAAGCATGGTGCATATATCAATCGAGAGAAGGTCGGTCGTGACAAGTTCTTTGAGACTTTGACTGATTGGGGCAAAGATGATGATAAAAAGTTCATCATCTTCCATTATTCTATTCTGTCTGAGGGTATCAATGTTCCTGGTTTGACTCATACTATTTTGCTCCGCAATCTTCCTGTCATTGAGATGGCACAGACTATCGGTCGTGTCATTCGTCTACATAAAGATGATGCACAAGATATTGCTGAAGGCAAGATTATCCCTGGTGATCTCGTTAACTATCGTAAATCTCATGGTGTTGTGACTGTCCCTCTGTGTGGCAAAGCATCACAGGCAACACGCAATCGTCTACAAAAAGTTATTGAACTCATCTTTGTTGATGGTCTTCCCGCTCACTCATTCGCAAACTAATGAAGCACAAGCATACAATCTCCTATCAAATTGATGGACACGGCCCCACACTAGAAATGGTAATCCTTGCTGAGGATAGAAACATTGCCGAGGAACAATTTACTAATGATGTTCCTAACGGTAGAATCAAAGTCATTATGACTACCGTCCCCTCTACCTAATTCTTCTTTTTTTATCATGTTTGGAAACAACAATCGTTCTGCTGAAGTGACATTCTATGCTGCTAACACGGGTATGCAAACCGTGCAAGTACAGTGTCAAGATCCACAAGGTGCAAAGCAACTAGTTGAGTCGCAATACGGTGATGTTCAAATTATGCGTGTGAACATGAATGTCTGATAATTATCAGTCATTCTATGCCACTAATTCACTCATATTAGAGGCAAAGGTCAGTTTTAGTGGTTATGTCAGCAAAGATGGCACAGTTGCCGCTGTGCCCCTTTCAAATAGCAAAAAATTCATTGTTATACACAACGGCGGTCAATTTAAGACCTGCCGCAATTATCATTCTGCCTTATCTCTCTGCAAAAAGTTAGAGAAGGCCGCCAGTAAACAAACTGGCACAGGAACCCTGCCGCTCTAGTGGTGGGGTATTATAATAAGAGGGTAAACAAGGGAGAACCCCATGACCCAAACCCTCGCTGAGTTCGCTGCACAACGAGACGCACAAAACACAATCAGACTTAATGTCCGTAAGCATACTCTGACTCTGTGTGATCGTTTGATGGAAGATTTCAAGCGTCGTAATAACAACAAAGATGATGGTTATAAGTTTTATATTGAGTCAGGTCGTAAGTATCACAAAATCATCATGGAAACTCATGGCGGATCTCGTTCCGTGCATGCATTTGTTGATCAAAAGACAGGTGAAGTTTACAAAGCAGCATCATTCAAAGCACCTGCAAAGATTGTTCGCTATCGTTTGCTTGAGATTGCGTCTCGTGAAGAGTGCTTCAATCGCGCAGATTGGGCAGGTGGTTACCTTTACATCCGTTGATATGTCTGCTAAAATACACAAGGATCTGCGTAAATTGATGAAATCTTATGATTTCACTCTTTATCGTGATGGCAATCACTATTCATGGCATGGTCCTAATGGTGCCGTTGTTGTAACATCAAAGACGCCAGGAAAAGCGCGTTGGTTGAAAGAAATTGAGAAGAACATCAGGAGACAAATTGCATGAAAATTGATGTCATTGCAAGAGCAATAGGTAGTTTTCTAGTTATTATCTCCTACTTCGTAATTCTTCATGTGAGTGCAACAGTAGGTGCTATGATGATGTTAACGGCCGACGCTATTTCGGTGCCGTACTTTATAAGAACTAAATCATGGGATGTGGTTCTTATGTTAACATTTTTACTTTGTATTTCATCTAGCAAGTTAATTTTATGATTTTGTACGATCTCCCCCCCGCTCCAATTGTTCAATGTGTTGATTGCACACCGAACGAGAAAAGAACACTTGAGTTTCTCCAAACAAGAGGAATTCGCAGCAAAAATGCACTTGCTGTTGTGATGGGTAATATTCAACAAGAGTCTAGATTTGACACTCTTATTTGTGAAGGTGGATTTAGAACTGGTTATCATGATTGTCACCGTGGTGGGTTTGGTTTGATTCAGTGGACTACACCTAATCGTTATCGTGGTTTAGGTAAGTTTGCTGAAAAGTATGGTGGCAATGTTAATGTGATCGACACACAATTGCGTTACATGGTTAACGAACCTCAGTGGACTCGTTATGAACTTTATCTCAAAAGTGAAGATCAATCAATCGGTTTCTATATGAAACATGCATATAATTGGTTGGGTTGGGGTATTCATGGAAACCGTACTTTATACTCTAAACAATACTTAAATCGTTTCAGTGTGACAGTGCCCGAACTGTCCACTATCGGTTGAAACGCTCCCGTTTTCCTGTATTATAAGAGAGTCAAAGGAACACACCTCATGCAACTCACAAACTCCGCCACCATCGTTGATTTCTTCCCTGAGGCATTTATTGCCGAGGCTGATGACAACAAAGGCATGAAAGTTGTGATCAAGCGTTTTAACAAGCGTGTTACTTTCCGCGCTACTGGTCAAAAATCATACAGCACAGTTGTTATGACTGATGCTAAAAATGAGTGGTGTGAGCGTATTGCTAACGGTGCTGAGGTTACTAACTACAACACCGAAAAAATGCCTCGCTCTGAATATATGCCAATGGCATGCTGATTAAATACTATTGTCTTTCTATTTCGATCAATGACAACCGACACATTTAGCACTATTGAGTTGACCTCTGGTCAAGCAGATTTGATTCTGTGGTGCATTGAACAAATGTATATCGATCTGAGTGATGCTGAAGAGCAGGATCTTAGACCAATCATGTCCAAACTAGCAGAGATTTCTGATCATGAGTAACATTCAAGATGTGACAGATTCTGCCGCTGATTGGCAAGATTTCTGGGAGAATGAAGATGAGGTGTCAACAGATCTTGAAGGTTGGCAAAAGCGTTATGTTGAGTCTGCCATTAATGGCGGCGTTATTTGTAAGCGTGAGTCAATGCTATCTGACTAAATGGAACTAGAATTACCGCCTGATTTTATTCATGAACCGCCCGAAGGATATTCATACTCCGTCAAATCTTTCAAAAATGGTGTGCTGGGTATTTGGTTATTGCATCATCGTGAGTACATTTTTAGTAGCGATGCAGTTAGCACAATCTGGGGCTTTTATGCCACAAAGAAACAACAATACCATGCACCCATTAATGCAAAGAAAGTAGGCAAGATTGTGAACATTGATGATACAACACCATTCACCGCAATGCAACTTAACCTAAATCCGCTCATGGAAGCGTTCAGCTAAGACAGTTGACAGAGTGTCCACTAACCGCCCCACGGGCGGTTTTTTTGTGCCATACTAACAGTATGGAAAACAAAGGAACCCGCACCATGACCAAACGAGAAGCAAAAGCAAATTTCCTCGCTGTCTCTGTTGAGGAAAAACTCAACGACAAACCCGCAATGCGCTTCGCTTGGGGTGTATATACCGATCTACTTTGTAGAGAAGGTTATATCACCATGAAGCAATATGAATCATGGGTTTGCCCTTTCTGATCACAATTCACTCTCTTTTTTATTATGAACAAAGCAGTCGAAAAGCATCTCTCAGACCCATACAATCGCCTTCGCTATTTGTATGATTTTCTAGACAGAGATGATGATGACATGGATGCAAAATGTTATCCACGAATCTATCACTATCTCTCATTTGTAACTGACTCTGAATCTCACTATTGATCATGCTTAAAAAAAATCTCATTCGCGTAGTTGGTGACACTGCAAGAGGTGTTGATCCTAATATGTCACGATTAGATAAGTTTGAAGTTTTCTGCCGTGTTTGTGATGGTCTACTGGAAGACGGTAGAATATCATCAGCACAACATTCATCCTGGACAAACATTTTTTGATCATGCGTATTATCTTCACTCTTCTCATTGTTATTCTTGGGGCTAATTTTGTTGTTGATCTCATGGATTCTAGTTTAGTTGATGTCATTCAAGAGCGTAACGAAACAATCGAGAAAATGATGCAAGACATGTGACACCGCACAAGGTGTCCACTCATCGCCCCAAAACCCCAAAATCTGTGCCATACTTACAGTATGGAAAACAAAGCAAACATGATCACCAAAGGCATCGTAGGCAAGATCGCAACCGATCCCGCTTTTCTCTCTGCTCTAGAGGGTCTCGATTCTTTCGTTTTTGATAACTCTGCCGATCTTGATATGGCATATGATTGGATCGCTGATCAAACTGGAATCGATTCTTTTGTTTATGACAAAAAAGCATTTGATCTCTTCTATGATGCTTTCGACGCTACACAATCACTCGATGACTAAAACTTACACACTTTTCTCTGATTTACACAAAATGACTATTTCAAACCCTTATGTAGAAACTCTCGTCGAAATGGGATATGATCGACAAGATGTAGAAGTTGCTTCTACAATGTTTCAAAAGAAAACTTTCCCTTGTGTTATTCACGGTCGTCAATTTGACACCGAAGAACAATATCATCAAGAGTTGCACGACTTCATGAACGGTATGTGATTATGTCTCTTATCAAACAACATTTGCACGATCAATTAATGTCACAAGATCAACTGACTGAGATGCTCACACTCTCCGAACAAATTCAGGAGAATATACAAGTTGCGGGAGAATTGTGGGAGATGAGTGATTTTGAGGTTTCTGCCCTTTGTGGTATGGTAGCCGATGCATTTTACGATAAAGGCATCACAATGGAAAGTCTGATCTAACCAGTTGGCAAAGTGGCACACACCCCCTTGTGAAATGCTGCCAAAGCGGTTATATTATAGAAGTGGAGGGGACAGCACCTCTCCCGCCTCTTAACTCTCTTCTCTTCTCTCATCATGCGTAAAATCGAAACCAACATGAACGCTGCAGTCCAAAGCAACCGCGACTGGTCATCATCTAACACAACTGTTCATTTTAACGAAGAAACTCAGACTTCTATTGTTCGACTTCATGGCAACAAAATTGCAGAGGTTACTGATGACACCATGACGATCTTTGATGGCGGTTGGCAGTCCAACACCACAAAATCTCGCCTTAATGCACTTTGTGATGAATTCTGCATCGCTGGTGAAGGTGTATTTCAGAAAGATTTTATCTGGTATGTAAGAAAGTTTGCAGGTGCTATCAACGGCAAAAATGTATATGTCAATGAGAAGTTTGAATCTGGTTACACCTTCGCTTGATTTAATTGTTTCACCTTAACCTCTACATTCAAGATCCAATGGCAAAATCACACGCAATCATCATGTCCCACAAAGGCAAACTCTCAATCGAAAAACTATCTCAAGGGATCGATTTTCATTCTGATTCTTTTGCTGAGGTTGCGATTGAATTTGATAATGATAGCGTCACACGAGTTTCTAACTTTATCGCTAAATATGAAGAGTTCATCAATCTCAGTATTCTGAGGTTTGATAGTCCTGCATTTGTATTCAAACTCGGTGCATCCTCACAAAAGGAAATCGCCCGCATTTGTGATATAATGCTAGAGGATATCGATGTTATCGATTTGGAAATTCTTTCAACAGAGGGGAACTAACCATGAGCAAAATCGACAAACTTTTTGATCAGCATATCGAAGCACTCATGGATGACATTCCAGAAGAGATGTGGTATAATAAACAAGGGCAAACAATTCTAGACGAAGATATCTCCGTTGAAGAATCTGTGCCCTCGTTTGTTAAACTTGAATGTCTCTCATCATGGTAAAGCCCCCGATGATTAATTACGATCAAGAGTTATACAAACAGATCGTCATCTATTATCAACAATTGGACAGCGCCAAAAATGACACAACCCTTACAGGTCAAAGTAGAACTATCTCACACTCAGTTGAGTATGCTGAGAGCACTGATCATTCAGTATAGACAGACCTGGCAATCTAGAGGGGAATTGCCAACACATATCACAGACTTATTAGACTCAACAGATCATCAGCTAGTGGCATCATGTTCACCATCGGAGAGTCAGTTTCCTATGACGGATTGGACGGCGTAATTAACTTCATTTCTGAAGAATATGTCACCGTCTGTGTTAAACGCTATCCGTCCAATGGTAGATACGGAGAGACACAAGTGTGCCTCTGTGTGTACCCTGCGTATCAAGATAAGATAAGTCGTAGAGAGACCAATTAAATGCTCTCTGAGTGTCACTGAAGTGCCTCTGAGTGAGTGATGCGGAAATTAAATAAATGTATTAAAAAATATATGTGTGTGTTTTGTTCGTTGAGTTAAATCTTTGAATTAATGTGCTCTCACGATGTTAGCTAAGCGAGCGTACCATGAGACTCGCAGTCTGTCAAGTATCAGGATTTTTATGTTACAGACAGGACACAATTGGCAATCAGGCAGTCATCATGGTATAATAGGGAGGACATCACCCAGAACATCCAATCTCATGCCAGCCAACTAACACAAACTCATAGACAATCTGAGACATTCTGAGTATCACTGAGGGGGACCTACATCATGACACTCTGAGTATCACTTAGTGCCACACAGTTGTTATCAGACAGTGGTTTAAATTCGATGGGTCCTTGTAACCTACAACGAACCGAATTCGACCTCTCAATATCAAGTGAATAAAAAAAAATTCTGATATATAAGAGTGACTCCCAGGTCCACTGTATGGAAAAAAAATCGCATAGAATTTCAACTACTGTAAGGATCGATCCTGTAACGGATGAATATGTCGTGAGTCTGCCAGAGTCTTTCTGTAATGAGTTAGATTGGTATGAGGGTACGGAGATTGTGATGAATCTAGATGTTGATGGAGTGTTCCTTGAAGAGGACTATGATGATGAGTGAGACAATCTTCCATGTTTATGATGGAGAGAAGTGTATCTTTGCAAGTCTGACCCCAGACGAATTAAAGAAGAAAATTATTAATAGTGAAATCGACCTGACAGACCACGAAGTCGAGATGGTCCGAGGCCCTGTTGACCCAGATTCGTCCTATTGACTAGGACTATATAAACTGTTAGAATGATGAAGCGTAATTAATCATTATGGCTAAAGGATTTACTGTAAAAGCAAAAGCGCCCCAGAAGAAAGACGCAGAACCTGAATGGGATTATGATGCTGCCCGCGAGATGCTTAGGGGGAAAGCAATTGTATTCTGTCTTCCTGGTAGGGGTTGTTCATATACATTCATGAAGTCGTTCCTTCAACTGAGTTTTGACTTGGTTCAGATGGGCGCGAGTATTCAGATCTCACAAGACTACAGCAGTATGGTGAACTTCGCCCGCTGTAAGTGCTTGGGAGCAAATGTCCTTCGGGGTCCTGATCAGGTTCCCTGGGACGGCAAGTTGAAGTATGACTATCAACTTTGGATTGACTCGGATATTGTTTTCAATACTGAGAAGTTCCTGCAACTTGTTCTGATGGATCAGGACATTGCTGCTGGTTGGTACATGACTGAAGACGGTCGTACTACATCTGTTGCTCATTGGTTGGATGAAGGCGACTTCCGTAATAACGGTGGCGTCATGAACCACGAAACTGGTGAGACAATGACGAAGCGTAAGAAGCCCTTCACCGTAGACTACACAGGTTTCGGATGGGTGCTCATTAAGAATGGAGTCTTTGAGCATGAGGAGATGAAGTATCCTTGGTTCGCTCCTAAGATGCAAGTCTTTGAGTCTGGCGATGTACAAGACATGTGTGGAGAGGATGTGAGTTTCTGTCTCGATGCAATCGAAGCAGGATTTGAGATCTGGTGTGATCCCCGTATCAGGGTCGGTCACGAGAAGACTCGGGTTATCTGATAACGATGACAGTCTACACAATCTATGTTGATGGTGCTGAGAGGCACACCGATGTGAGTGAAGACGAGTTCATGGATATAATGGATGAGTATGCCTACTCTTATTATCAGACAGGCACTCCTCATCCAAGCAACATTTCACATATTATGAAGGAGACACATGGCCAAGATTAAAAAATCGATGCTCGGTGGCACATTTATTGAAGCAACCCCCAAAAAAACTCGGCAGGGTAACGGTAAGCATACAAAACTTAGCGCGACGAGCGCGAACGCGGCTCGTAAAAGGTATCGTGGACAAGGTAAAAAATGAGTCAACTTATCATCAATCTTCCTTCACAAAAGGTCTGGGTTCGTAAAGAATACCTTAGAGATCTTAAAGATGGATTTGGTGAGTTTGTAGAGGGCGTTTGGGTATCGTGTAAATCGATTCCTGGACGCGCTTTTTATTTTGAGACATACTTACCTGAGTATGGAGCAATGTTTGACAAACTCCCTATCTCTGCATTCTTGTCGCGCCCCGAAACGCCGACGCCCGATCTGGATCTCCCTAACCTACAGTTCTGGAACTGCATGGACTATGGCGTCAGATGCCTTGAGAAGCAGTTTATCGGGTCAATGGACTTCGAGGTACGCACACGCAACTTTGGATCAATGAAGGGCGAATACTGCTTCACTCTGGACAACTATCATCCAGATTGTGATACTACAAAT